AGTCAATGGCAGGGAAACAGCATCGTAGAAATACGGTGCTGTTTTCTAGATATGAAAGAGACATTTAATCAACATTAACTTTATTGCTGTTATGTATAATTTCAGCAAGTTCATGAACTAATTTCTGTTCTAAATCTTCGGAATTTTCAGCTAGATATTCCAATCTGTTTTCTAAAAGAGTGTAAATTCCTAATTTCAATTTTATTTCTTTTTTCTTCATGAGATACCATCTAAATAGCGTTATCATAATAATATTTCCTTTCATAAGCTGATATGTTAAATTTCCAGTAATAAGAATCATCAGTCCAAATCTCATATTGATTATCAGATGGATCATATTTAACTCGTGATATTTGCGGACTGGTGTTGCAAATTTGAAAGTATGTTTTTGGGTTTATGTGATATTTTTTAGATTTTATAATTTGATCTATTTCGTAAGAGTACATGCTGTATCATGAAGAAATTTTTCTACATCATATCTATAATTAACTTTTAGTTTTCTTTTTTTTATTTTTATGGGATTGCAATATTCAATCATATCTTTTTCATTAAAGCTTTTCTTAGTTATCATTTCTGATAATCTGCAAAAATCATCTATAAACAAAAAATAAGTGGTATCTGTTTTTCTGAAATCTAAAACAAATCCACTTATGATATTTTCATATGTATTTAGTTTTTTCAATGATTCAATTTGATGATAATGAATAATTCCATTATCTTCTTTGCACCTTTCAAAAGAGCATGAATTTTCAAATGTTTTTAACTCAAGGGAATACAATATTCCTGTTTTCCCATTATACATTATATAATCGCAAGGACTACGCTGACTAAACCTTAAATTATTTGCCATATTAAAAGATTGGGCAGCATCTGGTGGCTTGTATGTAAATAACCAAGCGGGACAACTTGCTTTCCAATTTTGCTCAAAAACTTTACCGGTATTTTTCATTTAAATTCACTTCCCAGTTTAAAATTTGATTATTTGACATTTTATGACATTTCTCTTATAATAATGACTATAAGCAATTATCCAACATTTTATTTTGGCTAGATAGGATGGTTGGCGGTTTTGAGTCACGTCAGAACAGCAATGTTCTGTTTATCGGATAGATACCCTTGCTAAGAAAGGAGGGTTATAGAAGAAGTGACAATTTGTGAACTAATTGTAATACCATTAGTTATTGGCATTGTAAGCGGAGTAGTATCAGCTTACATAGTCAAATTCCTTGATAAAAGGCACAAAAATAACCGCCATGAGATGAAGTGAAGCGGTTACTTTTGTGTTAATGATTCATTTTTGATTTATTAGCCATAAACCTACCCAAATTACGGCTCAAACCGTCAACGGATAATTGCTTATTTTAATGTAAAAACTCTTTCTATATTCATTATCATAATTCAAATTGATTACATTGTCAATAAAAAATGTCTAAATTTGTCGCTCAGTGTCTTATAATATAACATAATACGACAAGTCGATATCACTTTGCCTTATTCTTTTATGGCTATTTATATCTGTGGAATTTTTTCCCATGTATACATTTCTTTTTGTACGACACTGTGAACAAAGCTGTTCTTTCCTTCAGCAGATTCGTACTCATCAATTAAATCTTCCAATGCTTCCAGTTCCATATCATTGATCTTACCAAATGAATGATAGTATCTATATGACTGGCTTATTTTATCTTTTAATTCAGCCCTGATACGTTTATTGTTTTTCCGTTCACTTTCTAAAAAACGTTCATCAGTATCACGTTTCATGTTATCTATTTTTTTTGAGATTTCAGATAATGACTCGGAAAGTTTATTTTGAGCATCGGTCAGATCTTTCTGAATAGAAAAAGATTGTTCACGATCATGAATCCTATTTTCCATTAATGTTCTAATGTTAGATTGATTATCCCTGATAGTCTGCAATAATTCTTCTTTTTTCTTCTTTCTGTTGTATAAATCATTAAAAAATTCAGAAATAACTTTTCTGTTTTTGATAACAATCCAACATATAAGAATAATAAGCATAAATGCAGCAATCATAATCATAGGGTTGATATTTTCTAAATAATTAAGTAATAATTTTTCCATTATATCATAATTAAGCCTTTCTTATAAAATTGTAACATATTTGCCGGATACATATCCAACAATATTATCTTTAGTCTTAATCTGATACCAGCCGTTTTCCTCTGATAACACATATACTTCATCATTCCTGTTTAAAACTTTTACGACATTGTTACCCTGTACCTGCGGAGTTTTCCGCATGTTTAAATTTGTGCAGTTAGTTATTTTTCCCATAATATTATGAATAGAATTGACTGGCGTTTTTATTTTAAGACTGTCAGGGACAGTAATGACCCACATATATTTCACTTGCCTTGAAAAGAGTGTCCATGTATTCTTTGTCCTAGCTGCATTGACGGAAGCCGGGTCATTTATATATACATACCCATTTTCATATTTATATAAAAGAATGAAATGTCCGGAACTTGTCCAGTTTCCTTTCCCCATGCAGGCAATGACCCAGTTCCCCTTTTTTAATGCATTCAGTGCTTCCGTGTGGGCCGCAGAGGAAGACTTGCCATATAGGTTTGTCTGGTTCAGCATCCTGCAGTCAATCCCATAGACAGAAAACTGGGGGACAAAATAGGAATAGTAAGTGCCCTGATTGAGTGCTTTGTATCCATGCCCCATAGACCATTCGGCAGTAGTGACAGGCGTTACGCTTTTATCTTTTAATGTAGCGATGACCATGGCAGAGGCAGTCACTCCGCACCCGGAACTTCCGATTGTTTTCTTTTCGCCTTTGGCAGAATAATTATGATTTTTCCATTTTGGGTCTGTCTGCAAATAGCTGATTGGCTTAGTGATATTGACTTGGGGGGCGGGAGGCGCGGCAGGGGATACGGCTCTGTCAAATAATTCCTTTTCTGCTGCACGTCTTGTTACAAGCCCTTTTAAAACTTTGCCCCCAGCTTTATTGTATGCGGTAATTTTTGCGCTGATTTCTGAAATGGTACGGTTCCCGTTATTTAAAAGCAGATTCAAATTGCCAACGCCGCAGTTAAAGGTGAAGCTGACAAGGGCATCAAACTGGTTTTGATTCCAGTGATATTTATCATTATAACGATTTACTGCTTTTTCGGCAGATGCGCAATCTGTTCGTAGCAAAGCGTCAGCCTGTGCCTGGGTAATTGTCTGACCTTGCCTTACATCGGAGCCATAATGGCCATAACCTATCGTCCAATATTTTTCTGTGCTGACGGCTTTATATGCATAAAGTTTACATCCCTCAAATTTTTTGATTAAGGAAAGCCCGTTTTCGCTGATTGATAAACTCATTTAACCACATCCTTTACTGTTTCTTTGCCATATTTACGGAGGATTCAATTTTAAGTTTTAACCACTTATCGAAAGAACCATATAATCCTTCTATTACCTTCTTTGCCTCATCTGAAATCATATTCATGGCTTCTGCATAAGCCCTGTTAAATGCTTCTTCCTGTGCTTCTTTATCAAATTTTCCACTTGACTTCAGTGAATCAACATATATCTGATTTATGTATAAAACGGCATCCATTACATCGGACAGTGCTCCCTCAACAATTTTGCTCAGGTCTTCATTGTGGGTAGCATCCATGATGATATTGCTTTCGCTGATCTTGGTTTTTATAAGGTCAACGGCATATTTAGCAACCACCGGCAGAATAATTGTTAAAATAACATATAAAACATAATTGAGCATTTCTGAAAATTCCATATTTCCTCCTAACCAACAGTTTCGTCATTAAATTGTGACGAATCAATGTCATTGTAATCTGCATTATTTCCTTGGCTTACAAATCGGGTGTCACACATCTTTATTCCTGCAAGCCCTAGTAATTCAGTCCCGAAAAAGGCATATACGCATGTGGTAAGCGTAGGACTTAATTCTATTAGCGTATATTTTTGCAATAAAATAGCCGCAACTGTGTAGGATATAATTGCGACAATTGAAAGTAATACTATTAATTTGTTGAACTTCAATGTTATTCGAAATGGCAGAGACGTTTTAATAATTTCATATTTTAGTCTTCGCTCATTTCGTTTCTGTTTAGCAATCTTATATTTGACTGCTAATTCTCGCATTTTTTGTTCATGCGTTTTTTGTTTTTGTTTTGATTTCATTCAGAATCACCACTTGAAATTGCTGTTCTATTTGATTGAGTATCATATCGTTTCCAACGTTCCCAACATTTTTTTGTACGTTCCTTGCCGTAATAAGCAATTAGTTTTCCATCATAAACAGATTTTCCGATCCAATCAGGCTGAATGCCACATATATCAGAATAGAAGAGTAATTGCTTAATATTTACTAGTTTTAAAACATCATTATTATAATGTTCATAAACTTCATCTAAGGAATCAAAAATTATTCCCTGTTTAATTTCTATCACCTCAAATCGTAAAAAATAGGGTTATAACTATTGCAAAAATATTGTGTATTAGTTATAACCCTACAAAAATACAATACACAATATCCTTATTCGGTTTCATTATTTTTTGGTTCGTTTTTAATAATTTCTTCCATAGCTTTTTTATTAGTTTTTCGCTTTGTCATGGTACTCTTTGCAGTAGAAGGTTTTGAATTAAACTCATTTGCTTCTATCGTTTTACTTTCTGCTATTTGTCGTTTTTGTGCTTCACGATATGCAATAGTATCATTAATATATTTTGCGGCACATTCCCTTGAACATGCAAAATTGCGCCACCTAAAAATATCTGAGTGTGACTGGCAGTACGAGCAAGGTTCAAAAAGTTTTCCGCAAACACGGCAAGGAATCATTTTTTTATTTGCCATTATGCACTCTCCTTGATTTTATTGTCAATTAACATTTTATATGATTCGTCATTTTCAGACCAATAAGGTATTTCTAAATATGAATATTCAGACTCTGGCACATAAGACCTTATTGAAAGAAGGCTGCATTGGTTATGAATGCAGTCTCCTTTATAGTTGCTTAATTAATCAAATAAAATGAATGACCACAAATCGCTCTTTCCAGTACATAAGTTAGGCATAGAAGTAAATTCAAACGCCTGTGTAGCAGGATCGGAACCGCCTTGAATGTCAAACGTACCACTAAAATCTGCTCTATCAATAATGAATTGACCATGGAAGAGATTGTCACAACCATCCTGGCAGGTTACATCTATAAATATCTGAAGAGTCTTACTATAACGGTCAGAATCATTATCAATTTTCTTTCCTTCTACTTCTGCATCATAGAATGTAATTACTTCCGTTCCGTCTGCCACATCACCAGCGAAGAATGTAACTTCTTTGGTGGCTGGATCATAAGAAAATTCCCCGGTAGCAGGTGCAGCACTTGTCTGTGTTAGTTTTTTACCACCGGAAATGTATGCATTATTTGTATCCCTAACATAAATAGTGCCGATCTCATTGCCAACCGTGCCAGTAGCGGTTTCTGTAGTAATTCCCTTATTAGAAGATACTGTGATTGTATCCGTGTATCTGATAATATGTTTGCCATCTTCAATTTCTGCACCAAGCATTGCTGCTAATGCACCACCAGATAACATACCGTTAGTGCCTTTACCAGTAACCTTCTTGTTCTTTTTCAAAGAACTAATAACTCTGCCACCTTTACCAGTAATATCAGTTTTCTCTTCCTCATGTGATAAAGTAAAATCACTAAGTTCATCAAGAATCATTTCCAGACTACCATTAGTTCTATCAAAACCCGTAATCTGGTCATAGGATGTAATTGTAAACTTATCAATATTCATTGATTATCCTCCTGTTTTGTTTTATTTGCAAAATAAAAAAGACCAATTACGGTCTTATTTTCAAAATTAAATTTATTTATTTGGAATCCATGAGAGAATATCTTTATTGCCTAATTTGGAGGTATCTACAGTGCCGGCATATACACCAACCATTGCGTTATCAAATGCAATTTTATGTTGTATCTGCTTAAAACTTTGATTAAATCTATATATAGATAAATCCATACACGAGTCATAATCATATGGAAATTCACTTGTATTTACCAAAGCAATAACAAGTTTCTCTAAATATGGTTCCTGTTTCTTTTTAGTGTTTCTTTTTTGCTTTTTTCGTTCTTTTTCTAATAAATACTTCCGTGCCGATTCATTGCCCGGCTTATATTTTACCTTTTCAAGTAGATTTATTTTTCTTATAGTGTCAACTAAATCGTTATATACTTTTTCATTGATTTTAATATTGTTATTTGTACTATATATGTATGTATCATTATTCTTTTCCTTACAGACATCAAAATCAGACATATCTAAATCGCCAAATAATATTGAGATATCATATTTAGCATAAACAGGAAATAACATCTTAAATAATTCATAATCTGATATTGTTGTAAAATCAATTCCCATATTGTCAAGTTGCACCATATATTGGAAAGGGCTGGCGGTAAGAGAAGAAACAATGCCATAATATGCGAATTCATCTTCCAGTATTTCTCCGACAGTAGGAATCCGAACCGAAAGTTTAGTGTCAGGAACATTTACAGACGATAGGTTTAAAAGACTTTTTTTATTTTCCATACTTCAACCCATTATTAAAATCCTTTACTATGAATTTTAATAGCCTTCCCTTATATTTTTGCTGTGGGCAATATGGATCGTTACTTATTAGAGTTGTTTCCCCTACCCCTAAAACATTTTTTTCGCAAAATATATTATCAAGTTCACATACGGCTTTGTCATACCAAAGATATTTTCTGCCTTTTTCTTCATATTGAATAATATCCTCATGACACATAACAAAGAAATAAATTGTCAAATCTTTAAATACGTTATTCCTTGGGTCGATTTTGGCACTGATTTCATAATTTATAAATCGTTTTGTTTTGCTTTGGGTTTCGGGTATAAATTCATGTGGATATGAATACTTATATGGAATGATATCTTCTGGATATTCTTCATTCTCACATCCAAGTAATTTTATTAACTCAGGAGAAGTACATATTTGTCGCTCTATTAATTTTCGATATTCTATGATTTCATAGCTTCTTGATTTACCGATAAATATTCACCCCCATCATTCAATAATCTTTACTTTTATCTCAGACAACGAAATTTCTCCAATATAAACGGACACAGAAAAAGAACCTCCAATAAGATTCTCATCATTAACAGAAACAGTTATTTTATTATCATTTATAGTCTGTTTAATATCAAAATCTGATTTTACATTCCACTGATAATTCACATTCTGCCAGTCAACAGAATTACCATCCTTATCTGAAAATGTAGCAGTATATGTACGCCTATATCCATTCTTCAGATTTGTATTTCCAGAAATTACACACCTTAAATCTGTCGTTTCATTTGGGTTTGATGGAGTGGGTGGGAGAGGAGAGGACGGATCTATATAATCACAGATACCTAAGTCTGGTCTATCCTTATC